AGCGGTTTGTGACGCATGGCCAGGCCCTCCTCGCAGCCCGACCAGGAGCCCCAACGTCCGTGTGGTCGGGGTAACCATCAGCGCCGGTAGCATGCACCGACGGAAGGGAATCCGCTAGGAGTTTTGCAACCGTTCCGCAGTGCACACTTCTGCGGCAAAACGCGGGGATAGCCTGACCAACTCGGAGCCTACCAGCTCGCGAGACCGTTCAGACGAGTTTATGTCTGAATGGGGTCACACTGCGACATTCCTGCCCAAGTGGGCCATGTCCGCTTTACCCCCGATCCCGGACGCGACCCGGCGCTATCGCCATGGCCGCGCGAGCCGCGCCCGTGCGGTGGCGCACTGTTCGAGGGTTAAATCCGGGCGGATCAAACGGCCCTTGGCAGGCGGCGCTAGCGCGCTTGAACGGTAACAAAATTCGCGGCGGATTGTTCGACGCGCCACCAAGCTGCGCGACGTGCATGCTCATCAGCCAAGGCTTTCGCCGCATCCGCCTGCATGATGATCATGTCGACCTCGATGCCGGTCATGGTACGGCGGATGAGCAATTCTTTCGTCAGGGCGCGCACTATATGCTCTCGTGGTCGTAGCAAGGCGGCGGCCTCGACCATGCAGAATTTGACGAACGCCTCGATGGATTCCGGCGACGAGCAGATCAGGGATGCTAGTGCACGCTCTTGCGCCCGATCATCGGCGGCCTGCCACGCCTCGCCCGGCAGAAACAAGCTCTCGCCAACGCTACCCGCGACCAGCTCGACGATCCTGACATGGCAATGCGCATAAACATCTGCGACATCGAGACGGCTTTCGCCGTCTCGCGGCATCAGCGGACCAATTTTAGTGCAGAGCGACTCCCCATCAGGGGGGGCGTCTTTTCTAAACTTGGAGCGGCGAACGTAAGACGGCCCCCAACACAACCCGCTAAAACCATCGCCGGGATCACATGTCACGCCGCCGAGCGGCGAACCCAGCACGCGACCGGTCAGTGCATGACAGGCTTCATGCAGCGCGATCCGCTCGTCATCGGCTGCGCTTCGCTCCAGCTTGCGGCCATCACCATCCGGGAAATCCGCACCGGACGTGATGGCCGCCGATCCGGCGCACGCCGAAGGAACCACAGCGCTGCCCTCGCCGGAATTAGTCATAGGAATTCCCGAACACGCGCGCCTGCGCGTCGTACATCGCCTGCCGCGCCGAAATTGTTTGACGAGCAAGCATCCGGGCGCGTACGTCGGCGTTATTGCCATGTATGACCAACGAACGAACGCTCGCGCTCGCATCCGCCGCGACGGCGCATAAGGACGCTTCCAAAAGCTGCCAGCGGACGGCGGTGAACGTCAGGTCGGTATCGTCCCAGCGCCATTGCGACGCATCCTCCGGGATGATGTTGCCGTCCGCGTCGCTGATTTCCCAAGTTTCAACTTTGTAGCCACAACTAATTCCAGCGACTTCATTTCTACTGACCATACCCTCGGCGATCTTGCCCTGTCGGGTTTCGGCAAAAGCCAGTCTGCCCCAGAGCGCGCCGTCCCTGATCCACGTCGAGCTGATCCGGCCAAGAACGCTGGCAATGGTCGATTGATTGTGCGAATCCAGCAACGGACACGAGCCGGTCGCAACGCGATCAAGGATGATCGAGTCCTGATCGATCCTCAAGACTTCGGTGCCGAAAAAACGACGAACCGGCGCGCCGGTCGAGAGCACCGCATTAACAGTGTGGCTCGCGCCGTCATAGCTCAGTGGAGTCGCTGCGGAGTCGAGGTAACGGTGCGAGACCGTTCCGGCAACCCAGCCTCTCGGGCCTGTCGGTGTCATCGTCCTGCCTCTCGGGAAATCGGCAACCGGTAGGCCGGACCGCGCCCGACGACTTCATATTTGAACGGCGACGCTTCATTCGCAGGCGGCGGTGCCACGACCATGGGCTCTGGAGAGGGTTGTTTCGGCAGCGCCGCAGGCGCGATGCCGTTCAGAACCGCGCTGGCATGGCTACGCAGCAGCGTCGCGATCAAAGCGACCGCGTCCGGAATTTGCGTCTTGCTGGCTGTCGCATAGCTTTCCAGACCTTTGGCCTCATAAATGAACAAACCCGCCCGTCCGGTGATCTCAGCCATCTTTTCCACAATGCAGCCAAGCGATGTTGCCGTCGCTTCGAGATGGTCCGCCATTGCGGCGACCTCGGCGGCGGTTGCGGCGCGCAGCTTCTTGTCCGCCTGATCAGTCCGCTCGCGCTCAAGGTCAGCAAGACGGGCCTCGCTTTGCGTAAGTGCAGCCTTGAGCGTCGCCGAGCGATCTGTCAGGGCGCGCGTCTTAGCCTCGGCAGCGCCCAGCGTCGCGTCGTCCGCACCATCGAGAGCGAGCCGCTCCGCTGCTATCCGAAGATCGATGATCGTAGCCTCGGCCTCGGCAAGCCGCTCAATTAGTCTGTCGCGCGCGACGGTCGCGGATCGATGTCGCGCTGCAATGCTCTTTCCGGATTCGATTTGAAAAGTGTCATCGCTCGCGCCCACCTGTTGCGGTCTTAGTGTTATACGCGCGAGCGTGGAGATTAGCTCGCGCGGAAAAGCAGAAAACAACAGACGGAAAACTATGCGGATCGGATCGCTTTCGCCAAGCCCAACCGTGCGAGATGTGCGGCCAACGAGCGCGTATTCACGAACAGGCGTCCGTTATGACGCCTCGACAGGATCACACCGGTCTCGCACCACTTGCGCAATGTCTCACAGGTGTAGCCGCCGCGATCACAGGCCCGCAGTGCCAGCCATTCCGCCGGTCCGGCCAGCTCATTAAGCTGGCTGGCCTGTTCTGCAACGGTCGCCTTTAGCTGATCGATGGTCGCAAGTAACTCGGCGATCTGCGGCGCATCGGTACCCGCATCAATGACGACCGGCAACGCTTCCGACAGATCACCGGAATCAAACTGTTCGGCGAGGCCGCGAGCGAGCGGCATGGCTCACATCCCTGCCTCGATCCCGGCGTCCTTGTCATCGCTCGGCTTCGCCCGCGTGGAAGTCACATCGACCACGCTCAGATTTTCCAGCATCTCGCAGACCTCGGCGTGCATAATGTCCCAAATTTCCCCGCGATCCTTCGCGGTGTAAGGCTGCAACGCGTCTGCGCATTTACCGGGCAGTGTCAGTGCCTGCTCCCTCATGACAGTGAACAGCGCGACCAACTTCCGTTGCACCATCGCCAGCGAAACGTAGTCGCCCCGGCTGATCTGGTTCTTGAGCGTCGCGGCCTCGCGCTGTTCGCGCGCCAGCAGAGCCCGCTCACCGGCGAGCGTCATGCCACCGTCAGCGCCCTGGCCCTGGCCTGCCGCCATCGCGCGCAGGTGCCGGATATAACCCTGCCGAACGTCGTCGAGCCGGTAACTTCGCGTTTTCTGTCGGGGAATAACATTGGTTTCCACAAGCAGCATGAACCTGCCGACACCGAGGTCGATATGCGCAGCCGCCTCACTCGCGGTACGCCCGCGCTCGACTTCATGCCGCATCGATTGGACGTGCCCCTGCACTACATCGACCAGCCTGTAGCGAAGGCGAGAGACCGGCTTGAACCAGCCCTCGCGGACGAGCTGATCGAACGCGCCGGGCTCGACCATAATGAGCCGGGCGGCCACGTCTCGCGTTATCGTGCCCGCGTCGTCGTTATTCGTGGGTGAACTCATGAAACAACACCAGCCCTTCGAAAAATGTTGGACCTATTGGAACCCCGAGCTCGGGCGCGACCCGTCCTATCCCCCGGCGCAGGAAGGACCCGGCGCATCTGCGGGAGAACTGCGATCTAAGGCTGCCGTTATTTGGGCTGCAACGCTCGACCGGTTCAGCGTGACCACGATCTGGTGGATCGTATTCCAATCCGGCCCATGCTTTACAACTTGTTGCAGCTCCGCCAATTCCTCAAAGGTAGCCACTTCTGACGGCGCGCCCTCGTTGTAAGAAATCTCGGCTATCCCGCGATCATTCATTTTTCGCTCCTTGGTCGCGACGGTCACGACCATGAGGCCGTTTGAGGCACTCGATCAAGGTGAAGTCGGTGAAGTCAGTGAAAAGTCTTCTTGCTCCTTCGCCTTTTACAGGACGCCTCGGCACAAGGTTAAAGTGAGGATTTCACTGATTTCACTTACTCCACCTATCGAATGAGATGACCAACCGCCCGTACCCGATCGGAAATGCTGAGTTCGACCCGCGCGTAGACGGCCTGTCGTTTTCCGTTGATCACAAAGAGACCATCATGAGCGGCATCGTTGCGAACTGGTACATACCCGCATGCTTCCAGTCTGTGCGGGATTGCCCGTCGGTTACGGCGGTCGGTGATCCACGCCTCAAAGGTGCCAGTGGCCGTCGCCGTCAAAGTCGCGATGGTTATTGCAGCCGGGCGCCCCAACAGGTCGATGATATCGGCAAGCTCGGCATCTTCTGGAGACCTGTTGGCATCCACAATGTCCAAAAATGCAGGCGTTTTGGGTGGCGGCGACTTGGGATCAAAAGAAGAGATGTCCAGCGTTGCAAGATAAGCCACGACGTGCTCGATGCCGCCGTCACGGTACCAGCGCCATAGCTCGTTCCAATACTCGGCCGGGAACTCATCCTTTGACCGGTTCGACCACGCCACAAAGTGACGTCGGTCATCATTCGGCAAGTAGATGCCGTCGGTCTTGTAGTTCGTGGTGATGATGATCCCCGTGATGTTCGGGACGTAATGCTCTCGGATGTGTTTCTCGTCTACGCGGAGAACGTCGGGAGGCGCAGCGGTATAGGCCTTCATATGATCGTAGAAGGCAAAGCGATTGATCTCGCCGAGGTCGCGCGCCTCGCTCACACGAAGGATGACACTTTTTAGGAAACCGTTGAACCGTTCGAGAATACTTTGAGGCGACACTTCCTGAAAGTTCCATGGTCCAACCGCATACTTCACGGGTTCGAGGAGCGTGTCCTTGCCAATGCCCTGGGACCCGCCCAGTACAAGGGCGTGATTGATTTTGATCTCGGGATGCTGAACCCGCTGGGCAAGCCATCGGATGATGTGATCGCCATCCTCGCCAAACACGCACTTGACGTGGTCGATCCATTTGGTGGCAAGCGCAGCATTGCCGCGCTTCGCGTTCGGTGGGCGATACAGATTGAGACACGTAACGTCTTGACGTTCTATCCAGCCGCCGTCGGAGATAAGGCGATCCTTGATTTCAATTGGCTGACCTGGCAGCCACGTTATCTGCTCGACGGCTTGATATTTGTCGAGCCATGCACTAGCCGCCATGTCCTGTTGATTGCCGTTGGCATCGAGTATCGGCATGCCGCCCGCATCGATTAGCGGTACTCGCGGAATTCTCGCATTCACACTCGCGGCAGGCCACTTCTCTCTCGTGGGGAGGAAGATGTAGTTGTGCGTCGGCATGTAGGCCCGGAAATCGCTCAATGAGACACCGCTCCGGTCACCCCCAACTTCCGTCCCAGTCTGGCGAGTGAGCTGGTTACGGTGGTTTGGAACGGCGCCTTGAAC